GGCGGCGGTGGAGGGGAGAGCGGGGCCTACTCAACCCCCGACCCCTGCCACTGGCTCACAATTTCCAGCAAATAACCGTGTGATTTCAGCGGCAGTTTCAGACGACCTTGGTCGCGGGCGTTGACCGTTTCGTTAAAGCCGTGCAGCCAAGCCTCGGTGGGGGCGGGATGGGACACGCCGTCGCGCTCCGCCGTCTGCGCTTTCATCATCGGCATCAACTCGTTCAACAGCTTCGCGGTACGCGCCCAAGAGAGCTGCGATTTCGCGGGGCGGAACAAACCGACATACCGTATCGCCGCCTTGCCTATATTTACATCTAATTCCAGCAACATTTTCAGTACTTCGGCTGCTTCGGCATCACCGACCAAGCTATCTAAGCTGTTGGACGAGCCACAATTGGGACAACGGCAAATCATGTTTCAATCTCCCAAACATCGCGGCGACGGATAATTTTTTCAGTTTTGACTTTTCGCCGAATCCATTGGCCACAATATTCGCAACAACGACTGTTTTTATTAACTTCGCGCCATTTGTGCGCAAATTCGTTAATTGCACAGCCTCCGATACGCTGATAATCACTCCATCTGACTTCTTCAATAACTTTCCCGCCTGGTTTAAATGCATAAATCTCTACTTTTTCGCCAGGTGAAAAACCAATTGGAGCACCGATAAACCATCCACCAGTGTCATGCCACCCAATGCGCCAAATACCCAGTGTGTCAAATTTGGCGATAACCGGCATACCTCTATGCGGTATTATTTTTTTGTTCTTTTTCAAAAACCGATAAATAAAACTGTTATATTTAGGGTCTTTTTTGGGATTGAATTTTTCGATGTTCATGTCCGCTCCTTTATTTAACCACCCCAAGAATCGCCAAAAACGCCACAAGGACAACAACCAGCCCCCAAAACATACAGCAGGCATCCAAAACAACAGCTTTGGTACGCTGCTTAAACCAGTTTTCAATCAGGCTCATCAGTGCCAAAACCACCAGCGCCAAACCAATCAGCCCGCAGATCAAGAGATAAATCATCATTCCGGTAGTCATCTCATCTCCTCCCATACTGTTATCGCTAGAGCCAGCGATTGCGCCTCCGCCGTTTTCCAAATCCCGTCCGGCGCGCGGGCGGCAATCACAAAACCTTCACCGTCCTTTTTCATGACCATGAGTTCCCCACGGTCTTCCAGCCATTCGATTAAATCTTTTTCGTTCATTTTTCGTTCCCTTCCTTTTTCAGACGACCTTTGCCGTCCTGATCTTCAAACTGCGCCTGATATTCCGCGATTGCCTGTTCGCGGTTTCGCTTCACCATAAACTTCGTCGCTCGCCGGCGGTGTTGTCCCCATGCCTGCCAATCGTTGTTCCGTCTTTTAAAGCTCATTCGCACGCTCCCTAAATTTCAACGCCCATTCGGCATCCGCTTTGCGCGTATCCGTTGCCGGCCAGTGCTTGTTCTCCATAATGGCGGGCGCGGCAGGCCAACTGTCGCCCCAAACCGAGCGGGCGACGGCAGGGCGTCCCCATTCCAACTTTGTCCCGCGTTCTTCTCGATGCCGTTCCATATTCGCCCGAGCCTCCTTTTCCATCTGCTCCGCCCAACATTTCGCGCAACGTTGGGTTCGCTTCCTTACCCCGTTTTTATCCAAAGCCCACGCAAACGCCGATTCAGGCTTCATTTGTTTGCATACGCGGCAGGGTTTTAACTTGGTTAACATTTCCCACCCCCTTTACGGCTGCGGTATGCCGCGTCCATCCACGCTTCCAATACCTCCCGTCCTGCGACTTCCACTCTCAAAATCCCGCGCAGACGCTCGTTTTCAAGCAAGATGCCTTCCGCGTAGATAAACATCCCGATCACCGCGCCCAGCGCAGCCCCTAAAATCATCCAAATCATCCAAATTTCCATCATTTTTGTACCTCCTGTGGTTTCCAACCCTTCATAATCGCCCGCTCGCCGTATTTGGCGCGGATTTCCTCGACCGCCCGTTTCAATGCCAATTTCTTGATTCGGTTCAGTCCCCGTTTTGGCCGTCTAAACTTATTCATAAACCACTCCTTCCATCTTCTGCTCTACGCTCATTGCCTCGTAGGCACGTTCCGTTTTCAAAACTTCCAAATCCGCCTGTCTGTCCATCGTTTCGACCTTAGTCGGCTCTTTCGCAATAGGTTCAGGTTCTTGGGTACAGCCATACAACGCCATTCCACCCACAAAACACCACACCCCGACCGTCATCCCGACCGGCACCCACCGCCAAAAACGTGGCGCCATAAACATCTTCCAATCAACTTTTTTCAAAACTTGCATTTTGCGTTTTCCTTTAAAAACAATAGCTTATTAAAATCGTAAGGTAAAAAAATATATAGCCCTATCAAAGACTTACCGTTTCAGACGACCTATCGGATAATCAGCGACGAGTATTTTTTGACGATGCCCGATTGCATTTTGATGCCGTTTTTATTCGCCGTTCGCACCGCGCCGCGCATCAATTTACTCATCCGTCGCGTATTGCCGTTGCTATGCTTAACCAGTTCCGCAATCGTCGCATCATCCGCTTCCGGCATCGCCGCTCTGGCAATTTCTTCCAATTCTTCGTCCGGCATCGAGTCGCCCAAATTCAGCGCAACCGACACTCGGCTATAAAGTTGCACCAGCTCGCCATGCTTACCGCGCAAATTCGCCACCAGTCGGGGCATACCGCTTAAAACCAACCCGCAGCCCGTGTCATCGTGCAACCGTCGTATAATCTCAAGGGCGCGTAATGGCAGGTTTTCCGCCTCATCGACCACAATCAGACGACCCGAATCACGCAGGCGGTCAGATACAGACTCAAACAAATCATTCAGGCTACCGACCGTGGAGACCTTCGCCGCTGCCGCCAGCTTGCGCATCAAGACCAAAGCCGTAAAGCTCGGATTAGCCTCAATCAGGATGGCAGCGGGATTCTTTTCGCAGTAGTTTTTGACCGCCTGCGTCTTGCCCAAACCCGCTTGGCCGTAGATCACCACTGTGTCGCCCGCTTCATGCGCATCGCGCATCACTTCAGAGATTCGGCGGGTCGTCTTGGTCGATACAAACCCCAAAACCAGCTCCTCACGTTGCGCCTTACTTTCCTGCACCTCTAAAAACGCTTCGATTTTCGGCTCGATGGTTTCATAATTTCCGCCTTTTTCCGCATAAGTGCCGTTCAGATACATACTGATGGATGCGGGCGAAGTACCGATACCGCGTGCCAGTTGGGTTTGGTTCATCCCTGATTTGGCTTTAAATTCAGCCAGTTTTTGTTGCAATGCTTGATTAATTTGGTTCATTTTTAATATCCTTGAGTTTTAAACAACCTTTAAAGGTCGTCTGAAATGAAAGAGTTACCCGATTTAGAAAAACGTCTGGTCATGTTGGAAGTCGCCGTTCAAGACTTGGAAGACAGGTCGCTTACCGATTCCTTCGTACTTGCCTGGCTGCTCCAGCGGATTACCCGTCAAGAGCCGACTTCGATTGAGCAGGTTCGCCGCTTCCTTCAAGCGCAGGCAAAAACGTTTGAGCCTGATTCCGTTCAGCGGGAACACCTTGAATCTTTGCTTGAGCTCGTTGAATCCGCCCAAGAGCTCGCTTGAGTTTCAATTTTTCAATAAGCTCGGTCGGAAACGCCGCATTTTTCTGTTTGTCCATAATGTTTTCCTTTACATATCCGCCTCAAACAAGACAATCTCGTCGTCTGTGCCCGTTTTCGGCAATACCGCATACTCCGCCTCGATGACGTTTCCGCCTAAATTTCCCAGCTCATCCCAAACCGCAGCCTGTTCCAAAGCCGGATTGACTTCCGCATTCGCGAGCTTGATTGCATTTTCCGCCCGCTTGATTTTGCCTTTTCGGCGTTTTTCCGCCAGTTGGTCGATACGCGCCGTCGGGAAAGCCTCGCGGCTATTGCCGTTGACTTGTGCCTTCGTAATGAACTTGCCGTCCATATCAAACACATTGACCACCGACGCATCGCTCAAATCGTAGCTGACCCGTACCTCGTCTTTGTGATACTCCGCCAGCTCGGTTGAGAAATAAGAGTTGTTGAACAAATCCAGCCAACCGCGCTGTACCTTTCGCACCTCTTGCGGCATAAACATCGTCGCCAGCTCTTCCGCCGACAACATATCCGGCGCAATCCCGTCCTGTTCCAGCCTCATTTCCCGATAAGCCTTCGGCGTATAATGCCCGCCGTCAGGATGTCTGGGCAGCTCGCCATGCGGGCGGTTGTTGTATTCGTCGATACACTTGACCACATCCGCGATAAAACGCGACCAGCTCGGCAGTTTTTTCAAATATTTCTGTTGTTCCTCCGTCAAATCCTTGCCTTTTTCCAAGGCGTTGAACGCACTTTCCATCTTGCGGTACATCAGGTTCTTCGTGCTGCTGTCCATCCCGCTGCCCGTGAAAGTCTCGTACTGCCGCGCCATCTCAATCAGATTGTCTTTCCACCATCGCTCGATGATGCCGCGCCCTTGCGGGTTGCCCGCGATACCCGTTTCATGCCGGATACCCAGTCGGGACGTGATACCCGTGATTTCATGGTCTATCGTCTTGCCAGTTTGGCCGCCGCCGTTATCCGAGTAATAGATAATCGGCAAACCGTAGTGCTTGACCCCGATTCGCAGCGCGTCTGATACCGCCACGCAGCTCTCCGCCAGCGACACCGAAAATCCGACCACAAACCGCGTACAACCATCAATAATCACCGTCACTTCAGGCTTAAACGGTCTGCCGTGTACAGGGTGCGCCACCTTCGCCTTAAAGCTGTGGCCGTCGCCGATCCAAACATCGTTCGGCTTCAAAGCCCCCCAATCACGTTTCACATAAGGCAGCAGCGATTTATAAGCCGCCCCCGTTTTCCTGCCGCGCTCCTGCATAATCAGCGGGAGCTTTTCCCAAACGCGCCGCACCATACTCAAGTTAGGCACATCGTTAACCGGCATATTTTCCGCTTCAGCCCACTGCACAAATCGGCGGTAGCTGTGTGCCAGTTTCGGCGCGGACGGGATATTGTGAAACTGCATAAACATTGGCAACCAACCATAGCTCTCAATCGGTTTAACCGCCTTCGTCGTCTTCGGAGCCAAAGCCACCAACCGCTCCGTCGCGTTTTCCGCCTTAAGGTAGGCAGATATCCAGCCGTCTAAAGTGCGTTCGCCAACCTTTGCCGACCGACTGCGGTCATTGGCCGTTTCCAAGTTGCCGAGCGTAACCTCGTCCAACTTACCCTCCGCCAGCAGCCTCAAAAACTGAGCCACCGCAACCTTGGCAGAGCAACCGTATTGATATTTGATACCCAACACCGCCGCCACCACCGCGCATCGCGCATCCGCCACCGACCGTTGTTTCTCGTTCAGCCGCTTTGCCGCTTCCGCCAAGACTTGAGGCGACATCGCCGTCTTCTCCTGTCTGATTTGGGGCAGGGTTTTCGGCATCTTCTCCGCCAGTTCGTCTGCCTGACGTTTCATGATGGCGGCTCGGATTTCGGCGGGGAGAGAGGCGATTTCATACAGTTTTTTGGGTCTGCCTCTTCCTATTTGCTCAAAACAGTGTTGCCAATTGTTTTTCTTGGCATGGTATTCAATCCCTTGCCTATCAGTTGGCAGACTTGGGATACCCAATTTCGCAATATCTGATGCAGATATTTTCATATTTATGCTTTCTATTTTTGCTTAAATGCGTTACCCTTTTGGAACTCTTTAGCAAAACCGTTATCTATTTACAGACTTGGGAAAGTAGGCTTACGGTTTCTTTTCTCAAACCTAGAAGGCCAAATCTCTTCTGCCGGCACTCCGATTGCAGCAGCTATAATCTTTTCGCCTTTTAGGTATGGGGCATCTAAAGCCTTCCCTAATGTATTCGGTGCCAAATTGGCTTGAATAGATAACGCTCTTACCGACCAGCCCGCCTTTTTAAGACGAGCCACAATGTCAGCACGATGCCAATCAGTCATGGTTTCTTGCTTTTTTTTCATCTTTGGATTTCCTTAATTAAGTAGGTTTGTTACCCGCCGTTATTGAGTAAGTGAGTGAATTATATTTAGCAAAATAGTTCTTGCAACTCTTTTGCTAAATTATTTTGCGCAAAAAAGAGATTAATTTAATAACATTTTGATTATTTGAGTAATTTTATTTAAGCAAAAGAAACACTTTTTTGCTTAATCTTTTGCTTAAATGAGTGAACGCTATGGATACTTTTTTAGAGAGGCTCAAATCCCTTTGGCCTGATGGTGTAAAGCCGTCTGACATCTATAACAAGATAGATATGTCAGCATCTGGCTTTAATAGAGTTTGGAAAGAGGGGGCAGTCCCAACGGCTGATTACCTCGTCAAGATTCAAGAGGTTACGGGCTGCGACCTCAACTGGTTGCTGACAGGCAAGGGCGTGCCATACCTTGACCGCGCCCGTCCTGAGAATGCCGGAGCCTTCCCCGTATCCGATACCGGCGCAGGCGCGGTCGATACGCTCGGCAACCCCGTCGATTTGCGCGAATTCGTCTTTATTCCACGGTACAGCGTCGAAGCCGCAGCGGGGCATGGACAAACCGTAAGCGATGAAAAACCCTTATTCTGTATGGCTTTCCGCCGATACTGGATAGAAAACTACGTCACCCGCCAAACAGACAAACTCTCCGTAATCGCCGTGAAAGGCGACAGCATGGAAGGCATCCTGAACCACGGCGACAACATACTAATCAACCACGCCGAAACCGAGCCGCGCGACGGCCTGTACGTCCTACGCATAGGAAACGACCTTTTCGTCAAAAACATCCAACGCCTGCCCGGACGGCTCTTGGTCAAATCCGCCAACCCCCTCTACGAACCCTTTGAAATCGACCTCACAGCCGACAACACCGACATCGCCATCATCGGCCGCGTCGAATGGTTCGGCCGCTCCGTGAACTGATTTTAAAAACCTCTTAAAACCCGTTTAAAAACCTATCAAAACCCGACAGCTTTCAACAAAAAACCGCGCATTCCCGCGCGGTTTTGTGAAAAAGCTGATGCAACTTTTTTCCAAACACAAAAACGCCGAAATCCACGTCTTTAAAAGATTTCGGCGTTTTTTATATTACTTACTATTTGTGCAAAAACTAACAGTCCCCCACAGAAGACTCCCTAGAGAAAAGGAGAACCCATCATGCCCGTTCCTACCTACTTGCAGCCTTATATTCACGCTGACAGTCTGCATAGTTTCGACGGTATCGAGTACCGTTTTGCCATAGCCCATAATGGTTCGAACCGTTTCTACATCCGTTATTACGGTGAATTTTACGACGACCTGATCACCGATACAGACAACGCTCCGGTTAAAGTTGTCGCCGTTGAGCCTGAAAGCGGGCAGGAAATTCTACTGTTTGATGGCGGTAGGCACGGCTACAACGCCATGTTGTGCGATGAACATTCTGAAGATTCTCTGAATAATCGCCCCCTGCAAGATTTGGATGACACGCTGTACCAAATTGAAGTTCATGCCTTCTTCAATATCGACTATGAAGCCGAACGCGAAGATTTTTGCGATGAAAACGGCAAAATAGAGCTGATAAATAGTGAAATTATAGATTTTGATCGCCTACGGTAGGATGGTATGGATGCGATTACCATTGAGCTTATTGATCCTCAAGGGAAGCGGCGTGAAATCGTGAGGGAAGAGTTGGCATAATTTGCCGGTTGAAGGAGCAAATCGAAATATCGCTGTATTTCACTAAAACCAACCGCCATTCGTGACGGGGGAAGTAATTGACCAATATAGCAGGCTGACTGATAGATTAAATTTGAAACTATTTACTGGGGATGCTTAAGAATCTTACAGATTTTAGTGAATCCAAAAAAGAGAGAACTTTAAAGAAGTTTTTATAGTCAATTAAAAATAAAATAGTACAATACTCAACTTTGAAGGTCTAACCATGGCATACTCTGCGGACTTAA